AGATCATGGGTCATGAACGGACGTAAATACGCTATATCCCAGAACTCATAATCCAAGAAGTAACCAACGCCAGAAGGCATAAGTCGGTTCGGTACGATCTTTAGATTCCCGAAATCGGAAACATAAATATCAACCGCTGCCACAACATGTGCTGGGCTAGCAGCATTAGCAGTGGTTTGCAGTGGGCTGACCGTCTGAGCCATCTCAGAGATCGCCTGTTTGGTAGGACCGTCCACCATCAGGATGTCAGGTTTAGCACCTGCTTCCCAACAGTTTTCCATCGTGACACGAATGTCATCCTCGATACCAACGCCACCAGCAACCTGGGATGTAGTCGTAATCCAAGCACCAACAGCCTTGGTTTTACGAGCAGTTCCAGATGCACCAGCAGAACCGGCTTCACTGGATAGGAGCATTTTTTCCATATCCAATTTTAGTTCCTTGGCACGTTTGGCTACCTGATAGGCATGTGTCGATTTACGACCTGCAAAGTCAACCGCCTCAGCAGTGCCTGACGTTTGTACCGTCTTGCCACTGATCTGAGTCCAGTTACTCACACGATCCATCTCGTCAACCGGGATCACCGTAGCGTCATCCCCTTCTATCAGGGTGTTCGAGGATGCATCGGCTAACGTATCGATTTGCCACTCAAAGAGTGTGTTGTCACAAGAGGATTTACCAATCCCGCTCATAAACGGGGTGTCCTCCGGTGAAATGTTATATATGATATTTGAAAGGTCCTCACGGATGCCAACGGCTCCGTAGGTTTCTCTCGTTCCAGTTGGTGCTGCCATAATTTATCTCCTATAAGATATCTTCCAACAGACGGCCAGCGTCAACCGCTGATCCTGACTGCTGTAGTTGTTTCATTGATTTGGCTTTACGCCGTGTCGCTGCATCAACTTTAGTACGTTTAGTACCAGGCTTTACCATCTTAGGTTTGTTCTTTATCTTCTTGGTTTTAAGGTCTGCTTGCTGGAGAGCGTCATACTTCATAGCCTTCATCAGGACATTCACTGATCTGGAGTCAATAAGGTTATTGAGTTCCTGATCCGAGTAACCCTGAGAAGAGCCGTATGATTTAATCTTTCCTGCCAGTTCGGGCTGTTTGACTGGATCACTCCATTCCGGTATGAGTTCCTTCAGTCGAGTAGACTCCTGGATAACTGAATGCCTACGTGCCTGTTCCACCTCAGTTGCCTGTTGTTGGCTTATCTGATTCTGTTGGTTAGACACCTGCTGGATTCGTTCCTTCTCTTCCCGGAACTCATCCCGCTTGGTCACATATGCTATCGGGTCTTCCTCTTTTAACTTGGCCCAGTCCACTGTTGAGAACCTGTTTATCCCTTCAGATAAATGATTTCCTAGTTGGCTTAATGCCTGTTGATACTGCTGTCGCTCCTGAGTTAGTAATTGATATTGCTCGTTGAACTGGGTTTGGTACTGCTCTAAACCCTTACGCTCATCTGCTATCTCCTGAGTCTTCTTGGTGTAATCTGATTGTCGAGAATATCCGGCTTGCAGTTCATCTAATGTAACTTCAACGCTTTCTCCATTAACCGTAATGGAATACGTATCACTTACATCCTCGCCTTCTACTTCTACGTTATCAGTATCTGGTTCGTATTCCTCTTCTTCAAGGTCATCGTCCCCAGCCTCATCAACTTCAACTTCGACATCCTCATCGGGTTGTGTCTCTGTCTCATCAATCGGTGCCTCCTCTTCTGCCTGTTCGGGTTTTTCCTCTTGGGAATCCAACAGACTGAGTATGGCGTCTTGTGCTTCTACCACGCTAAGTGGTCCTTCCGGTGTGGGTGCCTCTGCTGTAGCGACTGTATCCACGGTTTTTTCAGCGTCCATTAATTTATCTCCTTGAGATTGTTTATGTGGTTCGCTATAGTGTCATCTTCAACGATGGACACTATCTCCCCACGTAATTTCTCTGCCAACTTTATCTTCATCCACAACTGTTCACGGCTGGCAGTCTCGTGTTCTGTTGTATTCAACCAGTCTGTATAGAACTGTTCCTTGAGTGTGTCTATAGACTGATTGAATAACTCGTTTTTGAGTAGGTCCTTTGCTGCCTGTAGTTTATCCAATTTTTACCTGCTTGCCTGTCTCAATTTCCATTGATAGTTCAGCCATCTTGTACTTGGCATCCATTTTCTCTACCTGCCTATCAAGTTCAAGTTTACCTTCCTTCACCTTGAGTTCACCCTGCTTGACCATTGAGTCTACTTTGATAGCCTCTACTGTGGCTGCCTGCATTTCATCAGGCTTAGGCTGTTGCTCCTGGGGAGGTGTGATAAACTTATCCACTTCCTGGTAGCCCATGCTCTTGATCAGAGATGAGGTCAGGTTGTACATGTTCTCCTCGGATATCATAGGACTTCCCTGGGACTTGGTTTGTCCTGCCATCTGTACCAAGTTAGAGAGTTGGTTGATCTGTTGATCCTTGTTGCCGTGACCAAGTGCTACCGACACAGTGGCAAACATACTATCAGCCCAACTTCTGGGGTCGATAGATATCCACTCACCACGGAGTTTGATAACCTTCTCACGGTCCATGTTCTTAACCAGTAGTTCGTATATACGTAGCATAAGGTCCTTGACCCCGGTCTCTGCAAACTGTCGTGCTACCAGTTCTACCCTGCTCTGTGCAGCCGTCATCACAGCGTTCACAGCAGTAGCGGTGGTATGGCTGGTAAGGGCTTGATCGTTCAGACCTTGTGAGGTCTTGCTTACCCCGGCTCTGGACTCTCTGGCATCATCTAGATACTCCAGCATCTGGAACGTATAAGGCTCCAGCGTAGGAGTAGCCAAGGGAGTTACGGCCTGTGGGGATTTAACCCGGACGATGCCACCTGGTCTGGCTGTGAGCAAATCATCAAGATTCGCCTGACCTTCCAGTACAGCGTATCGTCCAAAGTTCTGGTTGTACATGTTGTCCAAGAGGTTCCTCATGAGGGTACTCTTGATCTTCTGTAGTGGCATTACCAAGTCAGCAATAGACAACCCAAAGAACTTGTGTGGTATCTTGATTGGGGTTATGCTGATGAATGGAACCTTGTCTACCTCTTCATTGGATAGGACAGTGGAACCAATGGTACACACCTTACGTAATTCTGCTATGCCATCACCATCATAGTCTGTGGTGAGGAAGGACTCATGAAGGTAATACTCCTCCATCGACTCCTCTGTGGCTGCATTGCTCATGCCGAACATATTGCCCGACTTATCAAAACTGTATCTGGATGCTGCCTCTGACTCCCATGCCAGGTTGCCACTGTCGGCTCCCTTCAACTCTTCGACATCAATGTCAGGGTACATCACACGGAGTTCAGATAGGGTCTTACGTACACGATGACAGATGAATCTGGCATCCTCTATAGTCTTGGCCTCCCTGTTAATCAGGAACTCCTCAGGGGGTACGTTAGCCACCTCGATCTTACCACCGTTATCCGATCGCTTGATCACGATGTTGTGCATCTCACCTTGCTCAGTAGGCCAGGAGTCATGCTCAACCACATAAACAGCGTCATCAGAGATGAGAGATTCAAACTCTACATCTGTTAAATTATTGTATTCTTCACGTATCTCTTCTTCATACTCTTCCCACCACACCTTGATGATCCCGTTCTTCTGTAGTAGGGCATCAGTGAACCAGGTGTATAGTATCTCCCAGCCGTTGTTCTGTCGCTGTAGGACATAGTTAACATAGTCTGTGGCTTGCTTTGCTGCATCAACCTCGTTAGGTCCATTGGGTTCAAACTGTACCAGTTCATCACCAGATGCAAAAACCCTCATCAGACTTGGTTTGATCCATTCAATAGAATCCTGCACAGTAGAGTCAATGTATTGACTACGACCATCAACCTCATTCCCAAAGGGCTCAGAGTAGTAATACTTCATAGCCTTGCTACGCTGGGCAGACAGTTGATCACCAAAGCCTAAGGCATCTGATATCTCAGCATCAATCCGACCTACGATATCCTCTTCTGTGACTTCTTTATCTTTTATCATACTATTCCCATTTGATTATATTGAATCGGTTTGTCAAAGTTAAACTGCCATTTATCGTCTGCACCCGCTACCCCGAATCTACGAGACATAAAGGAGTACCTCATGGCACTCATGCAGTCATCCCTGATCGCTACTATCTTGCCGTCTTTCCTATGATATTGACGATACTCTTGTAGTACGTGTGACAACGTGTTGAAAATTTTAAACCTGCCTTCTTCCATGAAAACAAGCATGGACTGTATCCCCTGCTCCACGTTATTCGTCCCCTTACTCTGTCCCAGTGCCGGAGGATTTGTAAAATGATCCAGCATGAAGTTACACCCAAGATTACGATACTGATCTGCAAGCCCAGGATTGCCCATGCTATCACGGCGTAAGCCATCATGAGGATAAGCAATAGGAATGAAAGCAGGCCTACGCTTAATCTCCACAGAATGTTCGGCAGGACTCCTTTTGTTTTGGTTATAAGCATCGTATACATAAAAGATATCTTCATCAACATCATGGGCACCCCAGATAACAGCCGTGTCATGATCCCATCCCAGGTCAATGGCTGCAATCCTGAGCCAATGCTCGGGGATTTCAAAGGGTTCGACAACTAACTTCTCCTCTGGTATCGGGAAGACTAAGCCTGATCCAATCACAGGTTTACCGTACTTCCTCATTTCTCTTTCATGTGGCGAGTATGCTGCCAGAATCTGATCCATTGTCTCGTGATCCAGATGTCCTGGTTTACCAAACATTGATCGTGTGTCTTCCGATGCATCGTCCCACGTAGCATTAGTCAGACTCTGGCCTTTCTTAATATTGTTCATAAAGGCACTGACTGTCTCAGTCATGCCCTTCTCAGGGGTGAACGTCAGGTATACCATACCACGGCGATCAAGGGTCCTGGTTACGCTCTGGCTATACAAGGTACGGTCAGGCTCTTCGTCAAGCCAGATACAATCTACCGATCTACCCATCCACTTCTCGACTCCAGACTCATACGACTTGAAGTGTACCGTGGAGTTATCTCCACAGGAGTGGCGAACAAGAGCCAGGGATTTAGCGTTAGGCACCCCTGGTTTACGCTCTGAGGAGATTATGTTATCTCTAGGTACACACCCAGTGCCCCACGCTGTGGGGTCCTCTGGAGGGCCTAGGAGTTCGGCCTGGCATATGTCCCTGGTAGACTCATTACTGACTCCACCTACCCAGGCTGTGATGGCGTTCCTGTACTTCCTTCCCTTCCACCAGTCAGGGTATATCCCGGTCAAGTGCATAGCCATCTCCATGGCTCCAGAATATGACTTTCCTATTCTGTTGGCACACATCAAAAGCCTTTGGTTATGGCCCATCCCTGTGTCGTGAAACTCCTTCTGGAAAGGGTATGGATCGTAGAATTCGATCCTGTTATAACGCTTTCTGTGTTGGAGTTCCTTTGCTCTTTCAATGGCTTGCTCTAACTGCTCTCTTGATTTCATTCCATTACTGTAAAGTCGATGTTAAGGATTCCAACTCAGCCATTAACTCTGCTGTAGTCTTCTTCTCTACATGGGTAACCTCAGTCTCT